GCCCAACACACGGCGGAGTCATCCCCACAAAACTTCATGGGGAGAGCAAAGGCCTTCTCAACACAACATTCAACACCGGCTTCCGAGAACGCCAACGCGTACGCCGCGCGCATGACGGTCTCGACCAGCAGAGTGTTGAGAAGAAGGGTTACAGGAACTCCACTGGGGTTCCCGTGATCCTTCCTCGAAACACCCTTGGGGTGAATGAGGTAGGAGAAAATGGTTGTTGTTTCCAACAACGCGCTGAGGATTGGGGGGATGCAGAGGGCGGTTTCGAAAAAGTTGAAAAATTTTTTCAGTGCAATAGAGGGGACGTCGCGGTCCCAACCAGAGAAGTCATAGGACTCCTTCGGGGCATCCACAAAGAATGCCTCGAAGGCGATCGTCCAGTGAACAAACTGGTGGGGGTCGTGCGCAACGAATTGCGTCTCCAAAAGGTCATGCGACCAATTGGTGACGAATTCGTCGAAGTAAAAGCCAAACAAAACCTTCAGACGAACGTCTGCGCCTTGGATGGTTCTTACTCTCCCTGCGGCAAGTTTTTTCAATTTATAACTGTCGTGCTTGCCAAAAACAGTGTAGGCAGGCACGGAGCAGTCTTCTGGGGCATGGTCCTTGCAATGATCAATAAGGCCATCCACGTCGTATTCCATCAACCCCGACAACCATGTCAGAAAATAGAATACGAATTGGGTGACCCCAGAGTTGGAGCCAAGACCGTCCCCAATGGCAAAATTCTTCACCAAATCACGAAGTGTTTTTGATGAAGGTAAGACACGTTCACAATCAACGGAAGTGACAAGATCGCGATAACAAACAACCACTCCTTCAGCGTTCTCAAACGGAAAGCCGACGGAGCGGTCGCCTGAGTGCACGAGCATGTCACTCACGAGGTCGAGCACTCGCCTCACACCGGCCGGGGAGAAGATCGGCACAGAAGGTCCGTGCACGTACTTCAATACGCGCGCGAACACGACTTTACAACATTCCTCCCACACACTGGTGAAAGCGGTGGAAAAACTCTTATCTGCGTGGTCAAACTGCAAGAACTCCTGCATGACCAAATCAACACCTGGCCGGAACCGCAGATAACTTGTACGAGCATCACATTGCTCGTCCAAGTCATCAAACCGGTTGTCGTTACGGAGAAATTTCCGTATATTGGTGTGCACATGGGTGAGAGATTGCAACGCAGAAATCGTGGGAGCACCCACAATTTCCGACGTCAACGCAATACTGGCATTCCATATGGTACCATTATACGGCACTTTCCCAGCAACATGAATTCCGACCAGGCAATGGTTCAAGTCCAAAACGGGAGACCCACAATCACCAGGTGTCGTGTTACACTTGTGCAGGAGCGCAGGAAAACACATTTTCTTGACAACATCGCCGTCCTGAACGAAACATTCAAACTTCGGGACATACACAGCATCAGCAAAAATTGTGAAAACATGTGTTTTGTTCCGAAGCAATCGCAGGCATACTTTTTTGACACACCCAAAATCCGACGCAGGGAGAAGGACGGGAGGAGTTTTGGCCTTTGAACTGTTGCACCAAACAAGTTCTGGTACATCAGTCTTCTTGTCAAACCTCACATCTTCGAAATGGCTAAGTGAGAAATCACGAGTCCCAATAGTGATGAAATGCCCAATTATGTTTCCACACTTGAGCACATCACCCATAAAAGGGATGGGGAAGGTGCCTTGCGGACAGATTTGTGACTCGGTAACACCGGGACACACTTCTGGCGAAAGGCGCTGACGCAAAGCTGATTTGGCTTCCATGACGTCACGATCAACACGTGAGTCCTCTCGTACAAATCTGATATAATGTGCGTTCAGCTCTTCCATTTCACACTTAGACAGTTCATGCAACATCCCATCACAGATAAAATCATAAACGTACGGGACGGGCGACAATGACTCCAGATCAGCCACAAAGTGGTCAACAGCACTAAAAGCGGTGTCGTCCACGTCAACAGCCTCACCAGTTGTGTCATAATCGTCCATCTCGTCCGCCCAATTCCCGATGTCAGCATTGAAATCGAGATTGACTTCTTCCGTGTGAAATATGCCTCCCTGCATCGCCAACTTGGACTTGTCAATAAGTTCTGCATGCGAACGACCAAATTCATTGCCAAGGATGTGGAGTGCGACTGTCTCAGCAGCCTCAATAGCCTTCAAGGCCAAAGCACTGCCGCGACCAGCCATCTCACGCTCCCTCAACTGCGCGAAGTGCGCACCGAGGTTGCCCAAGATGACATTGATTCTCAATCCCTCATCACTGGCATATCTTCTGGTTGAATCGATCATGCCGACAACGTAGTCACTGACTTTCGAACGAAGCTTTGCGTACTCATCGTGCAGAAAATTTGCACGATAAGCGGCACTCCTCATTCGAAGATCATGCTTGGCCAAAAGTTGTTTGGCCTTGCGTTGTTCTTGACTTCTGCCCTTCATCCCTTTACTCTGCGCAACGAGTCCACGGCCCCCGTACTTCAGTTTAGTACGAACCGACTGTGACAAATTGAGCGGACCACGACCTCGTTTGTCTTTCTTTCCTTCAAAAACTGTTCCTTGAGGTGCAGAACCAAGATTCAAAAGGCGATTGATAGCTGACACCCGCTTTGTGCTTTCGAACACACCGACGTCACACCTTGAAACCTCAAGGAGACTTGGGACCGGCAAACCGGCCTTACGCAACTTTGAGGCATCATCGTATGACACGGTGTAGTCACAACAGTACAACGTGGGAAACAGCGTAAAATACGCCACACACATCTTGGTGAACACCAAAGGAAAAAACGCGCCGATGTAACGAACACCGGGGCCAAGCATGAAAAAGAAAAAGACAGTGATGCCGTTGGTCTGAGCATAGGTCGCAAGGCAAAGTGCAACCACCGACAGACAACAGTTCCTGGTACGTTCCTTGCCAGACCACAGAATATACATGAGTGCCGGGGTAGCAACCATCGCTTGTATAGCCAAACTCCTCAGGAACGCCACCCGCAAGCAGGAGGTGTACCAAAGGATAAGAAACACAAGGACAGCAACAAGCATTTTTCGGAACCGAGCTGGAAACCCGAACCCTAAAAACGCAAGAGCACACCAGACAGACATGAATCTTCCTGTTTCATCGAGACCGAATTGCGCAGTCAGGAAGACGAATACCTGTGGAAAGAACAAACAAGCGAGGGCAGATGAAATAGGACGACCCCCCCACAAGGACTTCAACATACAACAACCATTGATGAAACAGAGAGACCGCATGAAAATTGCAGTCCAGAGAAACCAATAGTGGTCGAATACTGCATTGGCATTATAAAAAATGTAATACCAAACAGCATTTGGAGGCCCAGTGGCTGGATCATATGAAAAACTTCTGACAACCTGGAAGTTGCCAGCAGCATCAGCCCAACACTTGAGTGACTGCTCGGTCAGAACAAATGACAAGACGGCGTCACTTGCGGAATGCAATTTGTCGACAACAATGCCGACAGAGAAGTCTTTTTTCAACAAATCGACTCCCTCTTGCAACGCCACAAAAGCAGAATGCGCGTCAATCGCTGAATACAACACAGCGAAAAGATCTGCACTCGCTTGATCACCATCAGTACCATTGCCTGAAGAGATGAAGTACCCAACCACAGACGTCACACCACGAGTGACATCAGCAGAAAAGCATCTCCCAGCTTCCACAAAAGGCCGAGTGCGAACAGCACCATCGGCGGGGGAAGACATACCAAGCGCCACCAAAGCCATGCACAGCAAGCTGGCTACGGCGATTGTGACAATGATGTACGCACGTACATCAAACCATAATCGCTCGTAGCGTCGCGTGTCACGCACAGCGTAAAACATCTCTCGCACCATCCTCCCACAACCATGCCACAAC